TCAGGCCGGGCGTTTGCTACAGGCCGGGTCGGCATCCGCGCGCCTCAACTCCTTTCCGAGGTCCAGTTGCAGCTGGGCCAGGAGGTCCAGGCGGTCGGCCGGATCGGCGGCCGCGCTGACGATCTCATCGTACCACCGGGCGGCGCGCTCGCCCAGAGCGCGGTCGGAAACGTGCCAGCCCCTGGCCTTGTGCACGGCGCGGATGGTGTCGATGATGCGGCCCATCAGGTCGGGGTCGGTCGGGCGAAAGCCCAGCGTTTGCGCGGGTTCCGCCGCGCCGCCGTCCTCCTCGCGCAGCAACATGCGCCCCTGTCCCGTGAGCAGCCAGTGAACGTTGACGCCGACCTCGGCCAGGCCCTGTAGCTGGCGGAGCTTCGGCGATCGCTCCCCCGTCTCATAGCGTTGGTAGGCCCGGCGCGACACGCCCATTTGGTCCGCGAACCCTTCTTGCGACCATTCGAGCGCATCGCGAACCTGGACCAAGCGGCGCGCTACAGCAGGGTCCGCGTCCGCTTCAGGCTTTCCGGCGGAAGCCTGAACTTTTTCGCTGTTCCGGTTCATCGGTTCAGGCTTCCAGAAAATCCGTTGTAAAACAAAGCATTAAACGATTTTCGCCCAATGGCGACCGTTCGATCGCAGAGGCGAAAGCGTGAAGCGCCACTTTGGTCTTGCGAGCGCCCGTTTGATCGCTTTATAGTCGGACCCGTAAGCAAACGAGGCACCAACCAGAAAGCCAAACCAGGGACCAAGCCAGTGACCAAACCTGTAGCGAAGACCGACATTCCTTCTTCTCCCGGTGAGCGGTCGCTGTGGGTGCAGATGCAGCTGCGGCTGCGGGGGTCGAGTTTCGCCGCCATCGCCCGCAAGCACGGGTGGGCGAAAACGACCGTGTCCATGGCGATGAAGACGCCGTCCTACAACCAGGAACAAGCGATCGCCGACGAGCTGGGCATGGCTGTCGAGGACCTGTTCCCGGAGCGCTACAGCCGCGGCGGCCGGCGCCTTCATCACGTCCGCAAGCATAGCAGCCGGTCATCCGCCGACAATGTTCAAAAGGAAGCCGCGGCATGAACACGATTTCGTGGCGCGCCGACTACATGGCGCTGTTCGGGATGATCCGTCGAGCCCGCAAGGCCGCCAAGATGACCCAGGCGCAGGCCGCCGCGATCATCGGCATGACCGAGCGGTCCTATCGCGACATCGAGAATGGCCACAAGGACATCGGCGCCGAGAACCTGTTCCGCCTGTGCGCGGCGCTGGGCATCCGGGTCTTCGATCCGCAGGCCGCAAATAGGAAGTTTTCTTCCGGTTCTTCTGACGTAGGGGCTCGGTAGAAATGCGTGTCCGGGGCGACGATAGAACGCTCGACCTGCTGAACTGGGAGCCGCCGCAGACGTCGGCCTCGTTCCCGGAAGAGCAGGTGCGGGCAGCGAGCCTGCGAGCTCAGATCAGCAAGGCCGTAGCGCTGGCGCTGAAGGACTGCGGCAAGAACCGGGACGAGGTCGCCAAGGAGATCGGCGACTACCTGGGCGAGGCCTGTAGCAAGAACATCCTCGACGCCTATGCCAGCGAGAGCCGCGAGGATCATGTGATCAACGTGGTGCGGTTCATGGCCCTGATCCACGCCACCGGCGACGTGCGCCTGTTGCAGATGCTGGCCGCGCCGTTTGGGTGGGCGGTGGTCGATGAGCGGTATCTGCCGGCGATCGAGGAGGCGGCCACGGGGGCGCAGATCGAGGCCCTACAGGCGGAGATCGACAAGCTGGCCAAGCGGCAGCAGCTGGCGCGCAAGCGCTGGAGGGCCGGATGAGCGCCGCCGAGATGCTGACCGTGAAGGTCATTGCCAAGGCCATCGGTAAGACTGAGCGCCGGGTGCATGACCTGGCGACCGAGGGCGAGTGGGGCTTTCGCCTGAAGAAGGTCAAGGGCGGCCGCGCCAAGGTCTTCGATATCGACACCTTGCCGGACGACGTTCAAGCGGCCCTTGCCCGCCATCAGGCGCGGCAACTCGCCCCGCCCGAACCCGCCCGTACCCCTGCCGAAGCGCTGGAGGTTGCGGAGCTGGCGGACTGGCAGCGCACCTGCGCCGATGCCCGCGCCGCGATCCTCCGTCACCTCTACACCCTGTCCGACGTCTACGGGCTAAACAAGGCTGTGCGAACGGTCGAAGCGGCCGCCCGCGACGGCGCGCTGCCGGCGCCGGTGGCCGCGCTGGTGCCTCGGGCCAACGCCCGTGCCGGCGCCGATGGCGGCCGCACCCTCTCCGAGCGGACGTTGAAGCGCTGGCACTCGGTCTACCGCAAGGACGGCTGGCGGGGCCTGGTGCCGCAGGACGCGGCGCGGGCCAAGGATGCTCCCGAGTGGGCGCCGATGCTGCTGAAGCTGTATCAGCGCCCGACCAAGCCGAGCCTCATGAAGGTGGTGACGGAGGACCTGCCGCGAGCCCTGCCGGCCGGGATGACGGTCCCGAGCTACGCCCAGGCCAACCGCTTCCTCAAGTCGCTGTCGCCGGCCGAGCGCGAACGCGGACGCCGCAGCGCCAACGAGCTGCTCGCCCTGCAGGGCTTCAAGCGCCGGTCGACCGAGGGACTGGAGCCGCTGATGGTGGCGACGTCGGACGGCCACACGCTGAAGGGCCTGGTGGCGCACCCCATCCACGGCCGCCCCTTCGCACCGGAGGTGTGCACGATGATGGACGTGGTTACGCGCTACGTCTTCGGGTGGTCGGCGGGTCTGGCTGAAAGCCGCTGGGTGGTGATGGATGCTATCCGCCATGGCGTGAGCAGTCTCGGCATGTTCGCCTTGCTCTTCACCGACAACGGCTCCGGCTTCGTCAATGAGACGATGGACGACGAGGAGGTGCAGGGGCTGATGGCTCGGTGCGGCGCGACGCATACCACGTCCATCCCCGGCCGGGCGCAGTCGCGCGGCAAGATCGAGCGCCTGCAGGGCTCGCTGTGGAAGCGGTCGGCGCGGGACCTGGTCACCTACCGTGGTCGCGATATGGACCAGGAGGCCCGCAAGAAGGTCGACAAGATCCTCAAGCGGGACATGCGGGAGACGGGCGGCAGCCGCTACCTGATGACCTGGGGCGAGTTCCTCCAATGGGCGCAGTCGGTGGTGGATGGCTACAACAACCGCCCGCATCGGTCGCTGCCCAAGGTGCGTGACGCCGAGACGGAGAAGCTGCGCCACATGACGCCGGCCGAGGCGCTGGCCGCGTGGCGCGCGAAGGGCTGGGAACCGGAGCGCCTGCCGGCCCCTGTGGTCGAGGACCTGTTCCGTCCCTACGAGATGCGCTCCGTCAATCGCGGCGAGGTCAGCCTGCCGTGGGGCAAGTACTACGACGACAGGCTTGTCCACTGGCACGGCCAGAAGGTCCGCGTCGGCTACGACATCCACGACGGCATGCGGGTGTGGGTGCGGGAGCGCGACAGCGGGCGGCTCATCTGCGTGGCCAAGCGCGACGGAAACGTGGTGCCAGAGCAGCCTGCCAACATGGTCGAGCACGCGCTCCGCAAGCGTGCCGGCCGCCGTCTGGCTCTGATCGACCAGCACCGCCTGGAGGCCGAGGCCGAGCTTGGGCCGGCACTGCTGGAGGCCGATGTCGCGGATGGCGGTCTGCCGCTGATCACCTCCATCCCCAGAAGCGCAGGCACGTCCGCGCTGCAGGTCGAGCCGGACGGTGACCTGCTGATCGAGGCTGAAGACGGGGACGAGGAGCTGTGGGAGAGGCTCGGCCAAGTAGGGGCCGCCTTCATGGCCGAGCGCAAACACCAAGTGTGACCATCCAAGAGCTGAAAGAAGGATGATCGAGATGGAAGATACCATGACCCTGATCGGAACGGAACCCGCTGACACCAACGTCGACGCGGCCGCGGATCGGCCGCTGAAGAGCAGCGATCCAGTCCTGGTGGAGCGCGTGCGTGCCGTGCTGAAGGCCGAAGGGCTGAGCCAGTCCGGCGCCTCCAAGCAGATCGGTGTGTCGTCGTCCGCCCTGTCGCAGTGGCTGTCCGACAGCTACCGCGGCGACATTGAGGCGGTCGAGGCGAAGGTGAAGACGTGGCTGGGCGCCCGCGACGAGCGGGTGGCGGCGGCCTCGGTTCTGCCGACCAAGCCCAGCTGGTTCCCGAGCCCGACAGCCAGAAAGATCGTCTCGACACTGCAGTACGCCCAGATGATGGGCGACCTGGTGGTGATCTACGGCGGCGCTGGCCTGGGGAAGACCGTGACGCTGGAGCACTACCGCGCCAGCAACCCGAGCGTCTGGATTGCCACCATGGCGCCGGACACCAAGGGCGTCGTCTCGTGCCTGGAAGAGGTCGCCGAGGCGGTCGGCATCCGGGAAGTGCCTGGCGGCGCCCGGAAGATCGCCCGCCTCATCCGCAAGCGCATCGACGACACCCGCGGGCTGCTGGTGATCGACGAGGCACAGCATCTGTCCCTCGACGCCCTGGAGGAGCTGCGCTCGATCCAGGACGCCACCGGCGTCGGCCTGGCCCTGGTGGGCAACGAGATCGTCTACAACCGCCTGACCGGCGGTAACCGCGGCGCAGCGTTCTCTCAGCTGTTCAGTCGCATCGGGCTGCCGCTGCCCCTTGCGCGGCCGACGGCTGCCGATGTTCGCGCCATGGCCGAGGCCTGGGGTGTCAAGGGCAAGGATGAAGTGGGCCTGCTGGAGGCGATCGCGTCCAAGCCGGGCGCTCTCCGCATGGCCACCAAGGTCCTGGTGCTGTCGGCCGTGGCGGCCGCCGGCGAACCCATCACCGTGAAGCACATGCAGCAGGCCTGGCGCAGCCTGGGCCATCAGGAGTGACGGACATGCTGTCAACGGACCTTCGCAACCTGGCGCGTGCCCTGCGACTGAGTGCCGACCGCGGGCGCGTGACCATGGCCCACATCGATATCGCCGTCACGGCGCTGGACGTCTTCGCCGAGCAGGCGTCGGCGCTGGAGGAGCGGCCGGTGCCGTCCTTCCAGCGCGGCGACCTGCCTGATGGGGTGGTTGACCTGCAGCGCGTTCGCGCCGCCCGCCAGGCGCAGGCTTGGCTGCGGTCCCACTCCGGCCCCGGAGGTGCGGCATGAGCAAGACCGTGAAGCCCGTCACCGAGTTCAAGATCGGCGACGCCAGTGCCCGCACCATCGCCGTCGTCGGCGCGCCCACTGCCCTGGTGCTGATCGCCCTGGTCGGCGACGACACCTACCACGTGGTCGACCAGCTGCTCGACGGGACGCTCCGGCACCGCCTCGGGCCGATCACCTCGCAGGCCGCGCTCGATGCCGTGCAGCGGGTGATCGCCGGGCGGGAGCGGTCGATCACCGGCGACAGTCTGGCTGCCGTCGCCGGCCTGGTGGGTATCGCCGCCCAGGGGGGTGCGCTGTGAGCCAGCCGATCCAGACCATCATCGCGCGCACCGCCGAAGCCTTCGGCGTGCCCGTGTCGGAGATCGTCAGCGAGCGCCGATCCAGGGGCATCGTCCTGCCGCGCCACGTGGCAATGACGCTGGCGCGCGACCTGACGCCGGCCAGCTACCCGCGCATCGCCAAGGCCTTCCAGCGCTTCGACCACAGCACGGTGATGCACGCCGAGCGCCGGACCCGCGAGCGCATGACCCGAGACCCCGACCTGGCCGCGAAGGTGGCGGCCTTGCGGGAATGCCTGCGCGAGGAGGTGACCTCATGAGCAAGCCGACCTACGCCCACTTCGCCGGCGGCGGGCCTGCCGGCGAGACCTGTATGACCTGCGGTCATCGCGGCTCGAAGGAGTTCCAGGGGCGAGCGTCCCACTGGTGCAACAAGGCCGCCGCCTTCTCCCAGGTCGCCCCGAGCCGCGATACCCCCCCCCGGAAGCTGGGTCGCCTGACACCGCACACGGCTGCCTGCAAGTACTGGGAGGAGCGCAGTGAGACACCCTGAGTACCTCGTGGCCTGCCGGACGGTGACCGCCCCGCGGCCCGTGCGCGGCTACTTCAAACGCCTGTTCAACCGCCTGTTCAAGAGGGTTCAAGCATGACCGAGACCAACGTGATCACCCTGCCCACGCCGCCCGTCGACGCCCCGGCCGGCTTCGTCATGGACGCCAAGGGGCGCCTGGTGCCCGAGACCAGCATCAAGGCCCACGAGCAGCTGGAGGACCAGATGGTCCGCAAGGTGCTGAGCTACGCCGTCGAGCTGGCCAACCAGATCCGCCGCTTCAAGGGTCACGTCTTCGCCGACGCCAACAGCTACATGAGCCTCGCCGAGGAGGAGTACGGCGTCTCCAAGCGCGGCGCCAAGGGCAAGGGCAACGTCACCTTCACCACCTACGACGGCCTCATGAAGTTCCAGATCGCCGTCGCCGACCGCCTGACCTTCGGGCCGGAGCTGCAGATCGCCCGCGAGCTGTTCGAGGAGTGCATCGTCGACTGGGCCGAGGGCGCCCGGCCGGAGCTGCGTGTCCTGGTGGACACCGCCTTCCAGACCGACAAGGAGGGCAACGTCAGCCGCGACGCCATCTTCCGCCTGCTGCGCATCGACTTCGACGACTCCCGGTGGAAGCGCGGCCAGGACGCCATCCGCGACAGCATCCGCATCATCGGCTCCAAGAGCTACGCCCGCTTCTACGTTCGCGAGAACCAGGAGGCGCAGTGGCGCTCGGTGCCGATCGACCTGGCCGCCGCGTGAGGGGGTCGCCGTGAGCATCGAATGCAGGTCGGCCGTCATCTGCCCTGTGTGCGGTCATCCCGATTGGGACACCTTCGAGGCCGAGGCCGGCGAGCATACCTGCGCCGGCTGCGGCAATCCCTTCTGGCTGACCATCGAGACCGAGCGCCTGTTCGTGACCGAGACGATCGAGGACCACCTGGTCGCCATCGGCAGGAAGCAACCGCAGCCCCTGGAGCTGACGCCCTTGGAAGAGGCGATCGCCAGGGCCGAGAGAGGGTTCGCCAATGTTTGAGATCATCCCACCGAAGACCGGGCTCAAGTCCCGGCCCGTCGGCGCCGGCGAAGTGGCCATCAGCGTCCGGCGCGGACCCGCCCACCGGGGTCATGTCCTGACCTTCTCCATGGGCCAGGACCCGGCCATCGCGCTCGACTGGCGCGACGGCACCAAGGTCGTCGCCGCCTGTGGCCGCGACAAGGCGCTCGGCAAGGTCAAGATCGGCCCGGCCGTCGGCGACGGCCCGAGCTGGGAGGTGCGCGGCAACAAGGCGCGCGACGTCTTCAAGGTCTACACGGGCGCCCTGCCGGAGACCTTCTCCGGCGAGCTCTACAGCGGCAAGCGCGTGGTGCACGAGGTCATCAAGACGGCCGCCACCGAGCCGGCGCCGTACCTGGTGGTGACCCTGCCCAAGGGCTTCCACGAGGACCTGGTCAGGGCGATGGCCCATGCCTGAGCGCGAGACCGAGGACGGCTTCAATCCGTGGGGCAACGGCCCGGTGCCCGTGATGCCGCGCCAGCCCGAACCGAACGACACCGAGGGGGAATGACATCATGAAGACCATCGACATCAACGTGAGCGGCCCGGTCGGCTGCGGCAAGTCCGCCATCCTGGCCATGATCGAGCGCGAGCTGCGCCGCCAGGGCTTCGCCTTCCGCTACGCCAACCCGGCCGAGGACGTGCCCGAAAAGAACCTGGCCGACGTCGCCGGCGAGCTGGCCGGCCTGGACCGTGGCGCCGTCGCCTTCGTCCTGCGCAGCGACGGCAGCGCGGCGGCGGTGGACGGCTCGACCGCACCGCTCGGCGTCGGCTACACGCCCGGCAAGGGGTGGCGTCGCCTCGGCCTCGGCGACGGCCGCGACATCGGCGCCAACCGCCTGTTCTCCGGCATCGAGCCGCGGACGGTCGATGGTCAGGAGGTGGTGGCCATCCCCGCCTTCCACTACCGCGTCGAGAGCGACGACGCCGGCTTCCGGCTGTGGCTGTCGGCCCAGCCGCGCGACGGCTACACCCGGCACCCCGCCTTCATGCTGGACGGCGCGCCCATGGACGAGATCCTGGTCGGCGCCTACGAGGCCTCCGGCGGCGACGTCGCCGCCTCGCAGCGGGGCGAGAAGCCGATGGTCAACGTCACGCTGCCGCAGATGCGCGAGGCCTGCGCCGCCCGCGGCGAGGGCTGGGGGCTGTGGTCGATCTACGAGCTCGCCGCCATCCAGATGCTGGCCCTTGTGGAGATCGGCCACCCGGACCTGCAGGACGCCATCGGCCGGGGCAACGTATCGGGCTCCGGCGCCGTGTCGGGCGGCTCCACCAGCGCCACCTGGCGCGGGCTGCATGAGCTGTGGGGCAACGTCTTCCACTGGGTCGACGGCCTGCGGGTGTCCGCTGCCGGCGACATCGAGGCCTGGGACCTGGCTGGCCGCCGCGAGTGGGTCAACACCGAGATCCGCTCGCGGCTGATCGACGAGGGCGGGTGGCCGACGGCCTTCCACGCCGAGCCGGAGATCGACGCCCTGCTGCTGCCGTGCGCCGTCGCCGGCGACCGCGACAAGGCGATGGTCCGGGACTACCACTATGGGGCCTGGGAGGACGTCGAGAGCTACCCGATCCACGCCGGCAACTGGAGCAGCGGGTCGCACGCGGGCCTCTTCTACCTGGACCTGAGCGCCGCCCCGTCGGACTCGCACACGGGCATCGGTGGCCGCCTCGCGAAGCGTGTCCGGTCCTCGGCCAACTGAGTTCTGCCGGCGGCGCCGGCAGGCGCCGCCCTACCATGGGAGGGTGGTCATGAGTGCAGCCAAGAAGAACCCGACCCGGCTGGCCCTGATCAAGAAGGTTCACGTCGCCGCCCGCCAGCTGGCGCTGACCGACGACTGCTACCGCTCCGTCCTGGCGCGGGCGACCGGCGGCAAGGCCTCGACCAAGGCCATGAGCATCATCGAGCTGGAGGCGGTGGTCCGCGAGTTCCGCCGCCTCGGCTGGAAGGACCAGCCGGCGCGCAAGGCCGGCAGCCGGCCCCAGGCCGACACCGAGCAGGCCCGCAAGGTGCGGGCGCTGTGGCTGGCCCTGGCCGACATGGGCGTCCTGCGCGATGCCTCGGAGGCGGCGCTGGCCCTGTGGGTGAAGCGCCAGACCGGCGTCGACGCGCTCCAGTGGCTCGGGCCGGAGGAGCTCAACCAGGTGATCGAGGCGCTCAAGTCCTGGGTCGCCCGTGAACGCGCCAAGAGGGAGGCAGGCCGATGAGCAAGTTCCGCCGCAAGCACCAGCGCCGCGGCCGATACGCCGCCAGCCAGGAGGCGGCGCCGCTGCTGGCTCACATGCCGACGGCGCAGGGCATGCACGACGCCCTGGTCAGGGGTGGCTTCGTCCTGGCCAAGAGCGTCCGCCCCTACCTGCGGACGGACGGCCTCATGTCCATCCGCTTCGTGTGGCGCCTGCGCCACCAGGGCGGCACCACCTCCGTCACCTACACCGAAGTCCTGCGGGTGGGATGATGTCCATGACGCCGATCGTGTCGATGCAGCTGGCCGAGATCGCGGAGGTCGTGGGCGTGCCCGCAGCCCTGCGGCTGGCCGATGCGTTCGGCGGTCAGGAGGGGTGCAACGTGCCCAAGACCCCGCGGCGGGATCACCCGTGGGTCGAGCCGCTGGGCTGGGAGCCCTTCGCGGCGCTGTGCGAGGCCTACGGCGGGTGCCGTATCACCATCCCGCGCAACGCCTTCGCCAAGACCATCAAGTCGAAGATGGCGGAGCTGAAGCGGCAGGGCCTCTCCCATCGTGCCATCGCCCGTCGCCTCAAGTGCACCGAGCGGTATGTCCGCATGGTCATGAACGGCGGGCAGGACGATCGCCAGGCCTGCCTCTTCGCGGACGATTGACGCCGGGCCGGCGAGATAGAATACTCCTCCGCAGTTCCGTCAGAGGTGGTACCCGGAACATCTTCCGGGCATTACTAGAGAACAGTCGCAGCGATCATCCCCTCAGGTACTCAAGCCTGAGGGGTTTTTCGTGTCCGACAGCCTATTCCAGCACGCGCTCGACGTCGTGCTCGCCCACGAGGGCGGCTTCGTCAACGACCCCGTCGATCCGGGCGGCGCCACCAACTGGGGCATCTCGCTGCGCTGGCTGGCCAGCGCGGGCGAGCTCGACCTCGACGGCGACGGGTCGCCCGACGGCGACCTCGACCTGGACGGCGACATCGACGTCGACGACATCCGCGCCATGACCCGCGAGGACGCGGCCTTCTTCTACCGCGCCCACTGGTGGGACCGCCACGACTACGGTGCCTTCCACCTGACGGTGGCCACCAAGGTCTTCGACCTGGCCGTCAACATGGGGTCGCCGCAGGCGCACAAGCTCCTGCAGCGGGCCTGCTGTGCCTGCGGCAAGGAGATCGCCGACGACGGCATCCTCGGCCCCATCACCCGCGCCGCCGTCGCCGGCATCGCGCCCGAGATGCTGATCCCGCCGCTGCGCGAGGCCGCCGCCGGCTTCTACCGCGAACTCATCGCCCGCCGCCCCCAGCTCGCCAAGTACCGGCGTGGCTGGCTCAAGCGCGCCTACTACTGAGGAGGACCTCGACGTGTCCGAGATCGAGAGCAAGCCCTGGTATCTGTCCCGCACCATCATCGGCGTGCTGGTCACGCTGATCGCCCAGCTGCTGAGCCGGTGGGGGTTCGAGCTGACGCCCGCCCTGCGCGGCGACTTGGTCGATGTCATCCTCGACCTGGTGTCGGTCGGCGGCGCCGGCCTGGCCATCTTTGGCCGGGTGAAGGCGTCCAAGCCCATCGCCAAGCCGAGCGTGGGGGCGGCCAAGATGCTGCTCGCCGCCATGCTTCTGGGCGGCCTGGCCGTCGGCGGGCCGGTCGCCTGCGCATCCTACGCCGTGACCCAGGCCGAGCAGGCGACGCCGGCGCAGACCGTCTATGCCATCCAGGCGGACTACAACGCCGCCCTCGCGACGGCGGCCTCCTACATCGAGAGCCCGAGCGCTGACCCTGACGTGGTCGATGTGATCCGCACGCTCGATGCCGCCGCCTACGATGCCATCCGGGAGGCGCAGGGCGCGGCCCGCTCCGGCGGCAGCGCCGCCACGGCGGCGGCCGTCTCCGCCGCCCGGTCGGCTGTCGCGGCGCTCGCCGAGTACCTGGTCAGCAAGGAGATCATCCGATGAACGTGGCGCAGCTCATCCTGCTCGGCATCCAGATCGCCGAGGCCATCGCCGCTGGCGTGCCGGAGGCCATCGAAGCCAAGAAGGCCGTCGACCGCATGCTGGCCGAGAACCGCGACCCGACCGACGAGGAGTGGTCGGCGATCAATGCCGCGACGGACGCGCTGCACCGCCGCGTCCAGGGCGAGGAGCGGTGACCACATGGCTGACTTTCTGGGTACCTGGGGGTGGCTCGCCGCCATCGTCACCAACCTGTTCATTGCCTGGGTGGGGTGGTCGCTGCGTCACCAGTTCGTGACCCGTGACGATCACGCGCAGGCCCTGCAGGCGATGACCAAGCATCACGAGGATCAGGTGGCGAGCGTGGCCGAGCGTGCCCAGAAGGCGGCCGAGGCGGCCGATCATGCCGCCCGCCGCGCCGACCAGGTGGCGGCGGAGCTGGCGACCATGCCGTCACGCGACGAGGTGCACAAGCTGCACCTCTCGGTCACCGAGCTGTCCGGCCGCATCGAGCGCTTCGGCGAGCGGCTGGACGGGTCCCGCGAGAGCATGTCGCGCTTCCAGCGCGTGCTCGACCGCGTCGAAGACTTCCTGCTGAAGAACGGGGGACGCCCGGCATGAGCTATAAGGACTTCGTGGCGGAGGACCGCCGCCTGGTCATCCTGAAGCTGCTGGAGGAAGACCCCGGCGGCAGTCACAACCATGCGGTCCTGCAGGAGGCCCTGCGGCGCTGGGGGCACACCGTCAGCCGCGACGTCGTGAAGTCCGACCTGGCGTGGCTGGCCGAGCAGGCCCTGGTGTCGGTGCAAATGGTCGGGGACGGAGACCCCTATCACGTCGCCACGATCACCGACCGGGGGTGCGACGTCGCCACCGGCGCCGCCACCGTGCCGGGTGTAAAGCACCCGCGCCGGCGCGCCTGAGGAGAGCCTCCGCATGGGTCGGAAGTCCACCATCGCCCGCCTGCCGACCGAGGTCCGCGAGCTGATCGGGTCGCTGCGCAAGCAGGGCCGCACGCTCGACGAAATCATGGAGAAGCTCCAGGAGCTCGACGTCCAGGTCTCGCGCGCCGCCCTCGGCCGCCACACCAAGCAGATCGACGCCATCGCCGACCATATGCGCAAGTCCCGCGACATGGCGCGCGCCCTGACCGAGCGCTTCGGCGACGAGGGCATCGGCGACCTGGCGCGCTACAACCTGCAGGTCGCGCACGGCCTGCTGATGCGGCTGATGATCTCGGAGGAGGGCGAGCCCATCCAGCTGGACGCCAAGGAGGCCATGTTCCTCACCTCGGCCATCAAGAACGTGACGGCCGCCGCCAAGGCCGACGCCGATCGCGAGACCAAGGTCCGCGCCCAGATCGCCGCCCAGGCGGCTGAGGTGGCAGAGGAGACGGTCGCCGAGCTGAAGAAGGTGGGGATGTCGGCCGAGGGCGCCGAGGCCATCCGCGCCCGCATCCTGGGGGTGGCCGGGGCATGAGCGACCAGGCCGCGCCCTTTGTCCTTCTGCCCTACCAGCAGCGCTGGATTGCCGACCGCTCCCCGGTCAAGGCCGCCGAGAAGAGCCGTCGCGTCGGTCTCACCTGGGCCGAGGCCGCCGACGACGTCCTCATCGCCGGCCTGGCGGCGGACGATGGCGGGGATGATGTCTGGTACATCGGCTACAACCAGGACATGGCGCGCGAGTTCATTGAGACCTGCGCCGACTGGGCCAAGCACTTCGCGACCGCCGCCGAGGCCATGGAGGAGGTGCTGGTCGAGGACGAGGACAAGGACATCCTCGCCTTCCGCATCCGCTTCGCGTCAGGCCACAAGATCACCGCCCTGTCGTCGCGCCCCTCCAACCTGCGCGGCAAGCAGGGCGTGGTGGTCATCGACGAGGCGGCCTTTCATCCCGACTTGAAGGAGCTGTTGAAGGCGGCTTTCGCGCTCCTCATCTGGGGCGGCCGGGTGCGCATCATCTCGACCCACGACGGGGTGGAGAACGCCTTCAACGAGCTGTGCGAGGACATCCGCGCCGGCCGCAACAAGTACAGCCTGCACCGCATCACCTTCGACGAGGCGCTCGCCGAAGGCCTCTACCGGCGCATCTGCCTGGTGCGCAGCGTCGAGTGGTCGCCGGAGATCGAGGCGGAGTGGCGCCAGGAGATCATCGACTTCTACGGCGACGGCGCCGACGAGGAGCTCTTCTGCATTCCGAAGGCCTCGGGCGGCCGGTACATCCCGCGCGCCCTGATCGAGGCCCGGATGGACGAGGTGGTGCCCGTCCTGCGGTGGGTCCAGGCCGACGACTTCGTCGACCAGCCCGACCACATCCGCGAGGCCGACTGCCGCGAATGGCTCGACCTCACGGTGCGGCCGCACCTGCTGCGGCTGTCCGGCACCGAGCGCACCTTCTTCGGCGAGGACTTCGGCCGGTCGGGCGACCTCACGGTCATCTGGCCGCTGGTGCTGGAGCAGAACCTGGTGCGCCGCACGCCCTTCATCATCGAGATGCGCAACATCCCGTTCCGCCAGCAGGAGCAGGTGCTCTTCTACCTGGTCGACCGGCTGCCCCGGTTCTCGGGCGGCAAGCTCGACGCCCGCGGGAACGGCCAGTACCTGGCCGAGGTGGCGCGCCAGCGCTACGGCTCGCAGCTGATCGAGCAGGTCATGCTGTCGGAGGGCTGGTACCGCGACAACATGCCGCGCCTGAAGGCGGCCTTCGAGGACGGCACCATCACCCTGCCGAAGGATGCCGACGTGCTCGACGACTTCCGGGCGATCGAGGTGGTGCGGGGCGTGGCGCGCGTGCCCGACAGCGCCCGGACCAAGGGGCGCAACGGGCAGCGCCACGGCGACGCCGCCATCGCCGCCGCCCTGGCCTACGCGGCCTCCGAGGATGACGCCGGCCCCATCGACGCGACGGTCGCCGGCGACGTCCGCCACGGCTACCGGGGCTTCGCCGAGGATGGCGGCGAGGCCGGACAACCGACCGACCGCGGCTTCGGCACGCTGGGCGGGCTCAACGACTTTGAAGGGTTCATGTGATGGCGGAGCGTCCGATCTACGAAGAGATCGCCACCAGCGGCGACGGCGAGGACATCACGGCCGGCTACGTCGACGAGCTGCGCCGGCCGCGCGACGAGATCCTGCGCACCAGGGGCGGCGGGTCGCTGGCCATCTACGAGCGCCTCAAGCGCGACGACCAGGTGCAGAGCTGCTTCCAGCAGCGCGTCAACGCCGTGGTGTCCCGCGAGTGGTTCGTCGAGCCGGGCGGACCGAAGCGCCTGGACAAGAAGGCGGCCGAGTTCGTCGAGCAGCAGCTGCGGCGCATCCGCTTCGACAACGTCACCAAGAAGATGCTGAACGGGGTGTTCTACGGCTACGGCGTCGCCGAGTGCATGTGGGCGGCCGAGGGTGCCCAGATCGTGCTCGACGATGTCCGCGTCCGCCGGGCCGGCCGGTTCCGCTTCGGCAAGGACGGCACGCTGCGCCTCCTGGCCAAGGGGCATCCCGAGGGTCTGGTCATGCCTGACCGCAAGTTCTGGACCTACTCCGCCGGCGCCGACGACGATGATGATCCCTACGGCCGCGGCCTGGCCTACTGGCTCTACTGGCCCGTCTGGTTCAAGCGCAACGGCCTGAAGTTCTGGGCGATCTTCATGGAGAAGTTCGCCGCGCCGACGGCCAAGGGTACGGTGCCGAAGGGCGCGACGCAGGAGGAGCGGGAGAAGCTGCTCGCCGCCCTGCGCGCCATCACCATGGACAGCGCCCTGGTGGTGCCCGAGGGGACGCAGGCCGAGCTGCTGCAGGCGGCCAAGTCCTCGGCCGGCGACTATGCCACCTTCTACCGGCTCATGGACGCCGCCATCGCCAAGGTCGTCCTGTCGCAGACCATGACCACCGACAACGGCTCCAGTCGCGCCCAGGCCGAAGTGCACGAGGACGTCAAGCTGGAGGTCGTGAAGGCCGACGCCGACCTCATCTGCGAGAGCTTCGCCGACCAGGTGGTGCGCTGGCTGGTGGACTGGAACTTCCCCGGCGCCGCCTATCCGGCGGTGTGGCGCGACGTCACCGAGCCCGAGGACCTGAAGGCCCGCGCCGACCGCGACAAGGTGATCTACGACATGGGCTACACGCCGACGCAGGAGTACGTCGACGAGACCTATGGCGAGGGCTTTCTCCTGCGTCAGGTATCGCCCCCGGCGCCGGCGGCCGGGCAGCTACCCGCACCCACCCCTGCCGCGCCCGCCGCCTTCGCCGAGGGCGACGATGAGCGCGACGCCGTCGACGACCTGGTCGACCAGCTCGACGAGGTGGCGGCGCCGGCCATGGGCGCCTGGATCGACGAGGTCGCCCGCGTGCTCGATACCTCGACCTCGATCCCGCAGGCCATCGAGCGCCTGGAGGCCCTGTACCCGGACCTGTCTCTCGACGACCTGGCGGCGGCGATCGGCGACGCCATGACGGTCGCCGACCTCTCCGGCCGCGCCGAGGCAGTCGATGCCTGACGTCCTGCCGCAGGGCCTCCCGTTCGAGGAGGCGGCCGACTACTTCCGCCAGAAGGTCGACCTCCCGACGGAGGCCTGGACCGACCTGCGCGAGGACATGCACGCGCGCGCCTTCGTGGTGGCCGGCGCAAAGAAGGCCGCCCTCCTGGCCGACTTCCGCCAGGCCCTGCAGGCGGCCCTCGACGACGGCGAGACGCTGGCCGACTTCCGCAAGCGCTTCGATGACATCGTCGCCCGCCACGGCTGGAGCTACAAGGGCGGCCGCGGCTGGCGCACGCGGGTCATCTACGACACCAACCTGCGCATGGCCCAGTCGGCCGGGCGCTGGCAGCAGATCATGCGTCGCGCCGCGGCGGCCGAGGCGCAGGGTCAGGTCGTCTACATCCGCTACCTGGCCATCCTCGATAGCCGCACCCGCCCCGCCCACAAGGGCTGGAACGACGTGGTGCTGCCGTCCGACCATCCCTTCTGGCGCACCCACTACCCGCCGAACGGCTGGCGGTGCCGCTGCTCCGTGCAGATCCTCACCGAGCGCCAGTTGGCGCGCTACGGCATCAAGGTCACCGAGCAGCCGCCGCCGGTCGAGATGCAGCCGCGCACCGTCAACACGCCGTCGGGTCCCGTCTCATGGCCGACGCCGGCCGGTATCGACACCGGCTTCGGCTACAATGTCGGCCGCGCCGCCTGGGGCTCGCGCATGGATGCCCAGGCCATGGCCGGATGGAAGGAGGGCGGCAAGGACGCCTTCGAGCCCCTGACGCCGCCAGGCGCGCCGCCGGCGAAGAGCCTGGCGCCGGCGCCGGCGCCGGCCGCTCCGCTGCCCTCCACCCTGCCGGCCGACCGTCTGGCCACCGTCCAGGGTGTGCTGGGTGGAGCAGAGAAGATCGTCAAGGCGTCCGACGGAGCGCGCGTGTCCTTGACGGCGCAGGCCCTTGCGGACACTCTCCCGGACGAGCGGCTGCGCGTCCTGCCTCTGGTCGAGGATGTCGTCGCCGATCCGGGCGAGACCTGGTTCAGCTTCGAGCGCCACAAGGAGGCCGGCAAGGTCCGCTTGCGCCGGCGCCAGGTGAAGGCCTTCGAGCTGCCGGACGGCACCACGGTCGAGGTCGGCGTGCAGCTGGTCGACGGCCGTCTGGAGTGGGTCCTGCTGGGCGACGAGGAGATCGCCGCCGCCCGCTCCGGCATCCTCCTGCAGGGGGTAAGCCGAGCGAAGTAGGAAAACGCCCTCAGGAGCTTCAGGATGAGCGTGACGCCTTCCGGGGTAGCTCGACACCACGAAAGATGCTCGCGCGCATCCAGACCCGTTTAAGCCCCCTTTAACGTCGATCCTGCGCGCGTGTAATTGGCGGGTGTCCAGATCGCCCGCTTGACCAGGTCCCCGCCGCCGCGCATGCTGGCGGCGTCGCGACCCCGCGCCCCTTGCCCGGAATAGTTTCCGGGCAGTACCCCTTCCGATGCAGACCGAGAATGCCCCACGACCTTCAATGACGTGGGGCTGCTTCCCGTGCCTGACATCGAGATCTTCCGCGCCGGCCGCCACACGGCCATGAGCGGCGAGACCCTGAGCTTCAGCGACGCCGACCTCGACGGCACCGTGTCGTCCTACGACCCGGCGGTGCACGAGGCCCCGGTGGTCATCGGCCATCCCAAGCACGATGCCCCGGCCTACGGCTGGGTCAAGGGTCTGCGCCGCGACGGCGACAGCTTGCTCGCCGGCGTCGACCAGCTGGAGCCCGGCTTCGCGGAGATGGTCCGCGACGGCCGCTTCAAGAAGGTCTCCGCCAGCTTCTACAAGCCCGACAGTCCCTCGAACCCCAAGCCGGGCAGCTACTACCTGCGGCACGTCGGCTTCCTGGGGGCGCAGCCGCCGGCCGTGAAGGGCCTGGCGCCGATCGAGCTGTCGGACGACCCCGAGCAGGCGGTGACCATCGAGTTCGGCGAGATCAGCGGCTACACGGTCGGCGACCTGTTCCGCGCCATGCGCGACTGGATGCTGACCAAGTTCGGCCAGGAGGACGCCGACCAGGCGCTTCCGGCCGGTCTCGTGACGTCCCTGCAGGAGCAGGCGGCGCAACCCGAGGGGGCGCCGTCCCCCGCCTTTAGCGAACCCACGGACGACAAGGAGACGAAGCCCGTGACGGACAAGCCGAAACAGCCGGCCGTCGACGCCGACGAGCTGGCCCGCCGGGAGGCGGACCTGCGCAGCCGCGAGGCTGCCTTCGCCGAGCGCGAGCGCGAGCAGCGCCGCGCCGAGAACGCGAGCTTCCTTGAAGGGCTCGTGAAGGAGGGCCGCCCGCTGCCCTGCGCCCAGGACACCCTGCTCGCCTTCATGGACCACCTCGGCGGCGCGACCGTCGACTTCGGTGAGAGCGAGCAGCGCGACCCGCTGACGGTCTTCAAGGACGAGGTGCTGGCCAAGCTGCCCAAGCAGGTGGACTTCGGCGAGAAGGCTCCGGCCGACGGCGCAGATGACGCGGTCGACACCGCCGAAGAGATCACCCGCCGCGCCCTGGTCTACCAGGAGGAGCAGCGCAAGTCCGGCATCCAGGTCAGCGTGACCGAGGCCGTCCGCCACGTGACGAAGGAGAAGTCGTGATGAGCAACCCCGGCCTGATCAAGGCTTTCAAGGCCGGCGCGGCCATCGCTGCCCGGCGTGTCGTGAAGTTCGAGGCCGACGGCGACGTCGTCCAGGCCGCCGCCGCCACTGATGCCGTGATCGGCGTCTCCGACCTCGGCGCCGCCGCGGCCGGCGAGACCGTCGACGTGATCCTCTCCGACACCGCCGCGGTCGAGTACGGCGGGCCGGTGACCTTCGGTGCGCCGCTGACCGCCGACGCCGACGGCAAGGCCGTCGTCGCCAGCCCGGCGGCCGGCGCCAACAACTGGATCATCGGCCAGGCCATGGTCGACGGCGTCGCCGGCGACATCGGCCTGGTGCACATCGCCAAGTCCCAGATGCAGGGCTAAGGAGAGCGCACCATGAAGCACCCGTTTCCCACTGATCCGGCGCTGACCGCGATCGCCATGGCCTACACCAACGGGGCCATGATCGCCGACCTGGTCCTGCCGCGGGTCCCCGTCGGCAAGCGCGAGTTCAAGTACTAC